TTGCATCTGCTGCTATAACTTCAATTACATTGCCACTCGGTGGTGTTGCTGTTGGTGCCGCATGAACTACAACCCCTTTTGAAAGTGAACCACCACTTACATTTTTAACAGTTACATCAATTCTTTTAGCAACTTCAGCACTTCCAATATTATCATCAACATATTTTTTTGTCGCAGCATCTTGAGCACTTGTTGGATCAACTAGGTTTGTTATTTTTGCAGTTGAATTAAGATCAAGCTGTGTTGCGTTTGTTAATTTTAATTTATCATCAACAGTGTCATCAATAACAGATAAATATAAAGTTGTGGTTCCTGTAAAAACAATTCCTTCTCCTGGATCATTTATAATAAGTCGATTTACTCCAGTTATATCATAATTATTACCACTTATACCGCCATTAGCGTTGGTTAAACCGTTTATGCCACCATTAGCACTTAATGTGCTAGAAAAAGCTCCAGTAGTTCCACTTATTGCACTACCAGAAATATTACCAAATGTTACATTACTTGTTGTAGATACATCTTGACCAATAGCAATTTCACCGTCTGTAATTGTTACTCCAGTTCCTTCAGTAAAACTAGCTCTGGCTCTAGTGGTTGTAAAATATAAATTAGTTGTGCCTTCACTTAAATCATCAGTATCTTTATTACTTAAATCAAGGTTTACACCAGTTTGTAAATCTACTCTTTCATCAGCTCTTGCGTTAGTATAATATAAATTAGTTGATCCCTCACCTAGATCATCTGTGTCTTTGTTGCTTAAATCAAGGTTTACACCAGTTTGTAAATTAACCCTAGCATCTGCTCTTGCGTTAGTATAATATAAATTAGTTCCTTCTGTTAAATTACTTGTTGTATGATTGGACAATGAGCTAACAGTACCAGTTACATTACCCTCTAAATTAGCAACAAGAGTTCCTATAGTATATCCACTATCAGATGTGTCAACAGTAGTTAATGGTTTTGTTGTTAAACCTGTAAATAGTTTAAATTTATTATCGCTAGCATCATTAAATAATCCTTTGTATTTAACATTTGTAGATATAGCATATTTACCGAACAATCCAATATCTAATATGTTTGCAGTATTATTTACTGCTAATTGAATTAACGGATCATCAACTTCTAAATCTGTTACGTTTAAATATGTAAGAGTACCATTAACTGTTAAATTACCAGAAACATCTAGGTTTGCACCTATTTTAGTGTTACCGTAAACATGAAGGTCATAGCTTGAGTTAGGGGACGTTCCTATACCAATCTGTGTAGTTGACACATAAAAAGGAGAAACATTACCAAAACCATCTGTAAGACGCTTAGGAGACGTTGTTATATTACCGTTGTCATTAAACTTAACAAGTGATTGATAAGTATCTTTTATTTTAGTATTAGAAAGAGATGCCATTATTCAAAACAAGTTGGTTGTGAATTAAACATCTTTTCCCAATTTATTATGTGTGCCATTATCTTTCTTTTTTAAATACGTTAATAATTTTTTTACGTTAACCTGTTTAGGTTTGTAGTTCCTCTTTAAATCACCCATCCATGAAACCCTGTATCTTTATCTGGGTAAATATCTTGGTTAGAATTGCTATAGTACTCGTCAAACTTAGATGGTGCATTGAAACTCATAAAGTCAATAAATCTTTGTGCATAATATTCAGCAAAATCTCTTTCCTTTTGAATTAAGAAATCTATCTCTTCTTTGCTTGCGTTAGAGCTGTTTTCTGAGTTATGCTTATATACACCTCCATTTGATATAGAATATGCAGCAAACGGCAAGTATTCTACCATAGCAAAGTGAATAAGCATTGGTTGTATGTAGTCATTTACTAAAGATAAATAATCTCCTGTTAAATTGCCAGCTAAAATATCAGCACTTATTTTATCATACAAATCTGTACCTAAATAGTTTTGTATATGTATTTCTTGTGCCAGATCAATAAACTGTATAAATTTATCTGTATCTACATTTGAATTTAGTGCAGTGTTTTTGACTAAATCTGATCTCTTAATAAATAGTGCTTTTGCCATTACTCTTCTGTGTTTATTGATTCTTCTTCTATTATCTTACTATCTCCTTTTTTTATACCAGTTTCTTTTTCAACTTCTGCATCTGTTATAGCATTTGTTAAATCAGTAAATTCTAAAGGTTGTAGTGTTTTAAAGTATATGTCTAATTCAATTCCGTTATACATTAATACTTTTTCTAACTCATCTAGTATAGTAACTTGCATTGGTCGTATAACAGTGTTATCCATAAGTAATGAAGCTGTCTGTAATTCTTCTGCATTGTTTCCTAATCCTGTTTTGTCTTTTATACCTACAAGCATAGGAGATACAATTCTGTGAGATACCATTACCTTTCTCATAGATTCATCACTAAGAAATTTATACTGCTCATGTGCGTCACTTAGTATAACTGGATCAATACTTGCAGAGAGTTCTTTGCTATCGTTAAATGCCAATATAAATCTACCAGCATTAGAAGAACCACTAAACTTTTCCTGTATGTTTTGCTCAATCATAGATCGTTGCTCTTCTGTAGGAACACCATTATTAAAGTTTATAAGCATACTTGGAGCCAAGCCATTTTGTATATTATTTATATGATAGTTAGCTATTTCTTCTTCTAGTTCTGCATACTGTAAACCACCTTGATAATCTACTGGAGAATAGTAATAGAATCCAGCTCTATATGGTTTTATATATAATATCTCTAATCCTGCATTACTTGATCCAAATGCAGGTATTCTTTTAGGTGTATTCTTAAAACTTACTTCTGACCAATCCTTAGAGTAATAAAAACCTTGTATTTCACCCTTGTTATTTGCTTTCTCTGCCCTTAACGTCTCTACAGGCATGTGTTCTACTTGTACTATCTTTTTACGATCCTTAGAATAGATTATTTGAAGTGCTGCTTGTCCCATCATCTTGTAGTCGTAGCATATCTTTTTCATACATGATTTAGTAAAGAGTTCTTTCATCTCTATATAATCTTTACCTTTTGCATCTTCTTCAACAGCATCTATACCTTTACCGTATATCATTTCTGCTATACCATTAATAGCAGCATTATTTGTAGCACTTCCATTATATCTATCTATAAGATAATCAAAGTAATTGTTGTCCTCACCGTATTCTACCCACTCTCTATTGTATTGTTCTACAACTTCTGGTCGTGTATAAGATGACATATTAACTATATGTATCTTGCCTTTTTCTGCTTTAGGCAAAGGATTACGAGCTAATCTCTTTTTTGCCATTTTATTTACTTTTCTCATATTATTACAAAATCGTTATCGTATGTGTTTTCTGTAGTGTATTCTCCAGAATGTACATCAAAGGTATTAAAATTAGTTTGATCTGTACAAAAAATAGAACCTCTATATATAATTGTAGAACCATTCTTTATTATAAACGAATAGAATCTACCTTCAATCATTAAATTATTAGATTGTGAATCTACAAATGTACCTGTTACAGTCATATAACCATTAGAGTTAGTTACAGTAACGGCAATAGCAGTAGTTTTTCTTGTAGATTTATCAGTAAGTTCAAATGTAACAGAGCTTTGTGCACTTCTAGGAATGACTTTAAAACTCTTTGCACTTGTTGATGTAGTTAATATTACCATATTATAAATAACAAATAATTTGGTATTTGTTTTAATAAAAAAAGGGACACCGAAGCATCCCTTGATTTAACCTAATTAAATTTAGTTATTATGAATTAGAACCAAGTGTTATTGTGGTAATTCCAGCACCTGTTAAAGTAGTGTCAACAGATTCTGTAGCAGAAGCTTTTTCTATAAAGTTAGCAGGTACTTTTTCCATACCAGTAAATGTAAGCGTGTAACCACTTAAATCTCCCATAGCAGCACCAGTTACTATTGTTCCTCCAGATACATCTGATCCGTTTAGTAATCCCATAACAAATAAGTTTGTGTTATAGTCCTCTACAATAATATGTGGTCGCCCATAAGCCATTAACTTTAATTCTTTATTGTCTTCCTTAGTTAATTTGTGTAGTGTTAAATTTAATGTTTGTTCAAAGAAGGTTGTTCCATTTTCTCTTGAAGATGTTATATTTTGTTCAAATGAAGAGTTACCTTTTACGTCATATTTAAGAACTGTAAGTGATGAACCTAAAGTGTCAATAACATCTGTATCGGTACTATTATAAGCAATAGTGCTAAAATCTCCAAAATCAGCAAAATAAACAGCTTTGATCCCTCCAACAACATCTTTACAAGGTTCTTTTCTACCTAATGATAAATCGCAAGCCATAGTTTTATTTTTTATTATAAAAAAAGGGTAAGCAGATAATCACCTACCTACCCTAATTTTTGGTTAATTTAATTTATTAAGAATAAAGAACAATCTCTGATCCAATTCCGTATTGTACTCCAGATGTAAATCTCATAACAACTCTTACGTTTTGAGAACCATCAAGGTCAGCCATGTCAATAACCTTAACTTCATTGTGGTCAGATAATAATCCAGTTCCAAAGAATAAGTTAGATTTTTGAGCAGCCATAGCTCTGTTGTCAGCAAGTCCATTAGCAACAAATAATTTCACACCATCAAAAGATAATGCTCCGTTTTGCCACCACATAGTTCCTTGTCCTCCAACTCCATTTGCTCCTATGTCAGATACATTTTCTGATCCAGCAGCATTTTTTAGTATTCCAAATCCACCTAAAGCTCTTACATAAGCTCTAGCGATGTTTTGTGAAACATAGATGTATAAATCTTCTTTTCCGTAAAGTTGAGAAGGAATAGCATCAACGATAGCTCCTAATTGAGCAATTACGTTAGATGAAGTAACAGTTGCAGCAGCAACGTCAATAACATCTCCATCAGCAGCAGCCAATGTAGTGAATCCGTCAAATTCACCAGCATTATCTTCATCTCCTTTCCAGATATTGTTTTCTGTTTTTTCAGCAACTAAACCAGAAACGTGTCCGATTAAGTAGTCACTAAATTTAGGAGGTAGATTGTCAAATGCAGAATATCCCATTTGTACAGCTTCCCAGTCAGATCTAAAATCTTTCTTACAAAGCTCTAAGTTTACTTGGAATTCTTTTGGTTGAATTATTCTCTCTGTTAATGTAACAGCAGCTGTGTCTGTAAAGTCACAAGTTGCATCTTTAATAACATTAGAATCAGTAGCAAGTTTTTTAATAACTTCCTTGAATTTAATGTTTGGTTTGATTTCTATACCGCCTCTATCTAGTGTAACACCTGATAATAAAGCAGCAGAAATATACTTCCCTGCGAATTCTCCAGCATAAGAAGTAGTAATTGATGTAGTAGTAGCCATTTTTTAATTGTTTTAGTTTTGGTTTATTTTAAATTAGCGATTGCATTCATTACTCTATCTCTAGTGTTCATTGTTCTATTTTGACCAAAAGATTTAAAGCTTTGTTTTACTTCCCCCTCAGGGTTGTGTGAGATTGGTTCAGAAGCTGGTTCAGCAGATAACTTCTCTATTTTGTTTTCCATAGATAGTTTTTCTTCACTGTAACCTAATTTCATTTCTTCAATCAATCCTTTTAATTCAGAGATTTTAGAATCAAACTCGTCTCTCCCAACGTATTTAGTTTCATCCATTTCAATTTCTTCAGAAACTTCCTCTATAACAGGAACTTCTTCTTGTAATTCTTCAGAAACAACTTCTTCAGTAGATAAATCCTCTTTACTTTCTTCGCAAGCACAAGCTAGCTCTGTTAGTTCTTGAGATTTTAATTCTTCTTCTTTAACTTGTTCCGAAAGATTTACTTCGTCTTTAACTTCAACTTCTTTTACTTCATCTTTTTTAACTAATGATAGTTTTTCCATGATGTCGTTCAAAATTGAGGTAGCTTTAGTGTTTTCCATAAATTTCGATTATTAAATTAATTTATTAGTTAACTAACTATATACAAAAAGGTTGTTAGATTTTTAGTTTGCAGCAAGGCAAGCTGTACAATTATCATATAATGTAACAGATTCAATTTCTAATCCAACTTCTGTTGTTGTTTTAAGCACAGTATAACATCCTGTGTGATGACTATTTTTTAATGTTAAATGATAAACATTACCAACAACTAAAGATATTGTATCTGACCAAATATTATGTTTGTGACCATCTGAACAAAACTCAACTCTATACATATTAGATTTTAGTGCTTCAGCTCTTGTTCTTCCAACACCCTGACTTCTTAAAGTTCCATCACAACACTTTCTTGAGTATGTGCCGTCTTTACACATACAACCTCTTCTACTGCCGCTTGGAACAGCGTTTCCTAATGTTTCGTTTGATTTTGCCATTTAATTATTGTTTAGGTACACAGTTAGGTACTTTTCTTCCATCTTTATCTTTCATTCCTACTTGCTCATATCCTGCTTGACATGGATCGTCATCGTTTAAATCTATCTCACCTAACTCTTTTAACTTGCTTCTTGACCAACCTAAACCTGCTTTACCTCCCCATAATAAATAAGATATAGTTCCACAAGCTTTACTGTCTCCAGCATCATAATAAGTTTCTGCTCTTGATAAATAAGAATACATTCTTTTAATTGTAGATACAGATAATTTTTCTCCTCTAGCTAATTGTTGTGCTCTAACTTTACCTACGCTAGTTGCACATTTGTTATTTACCTTTTTATTTAGTTCAATACCTCTTTTGGCATTATTTCTAACACCACTTCCATAATCACTATAAGTAGCAAACTCATACTTGTTATCTAATATTGAATTAGCAATTTCTAATAG